CGGCTGAAGCTGATGACGCATCGTCAATTACCACATAATCGAAGCCTGTGGTGAATACACGCGCCCGTACTTGGAGTAGTAGTCAAACCACTCTCGTTTCATGATCTCAAGCACAGGCCCACCCAACGGTTGGAGCTGTGTTATCCCATCCAAGTACTTCTCAATCGCGATTTGCTGTGCAACTGTCACACCAAACAGTTTGGCAACAAGTGCTCTCGAAGCAGGGGTAGGGTCGGTCAACTCGGCCGGCCCGCCTTGCATTCTTTCGTCCTCCATATAGGTGTTGACCCCACCTGGGCCTTCACCTAGTACTGGACCTTTCAAGCCAATGCACCTGTCCACCATCCGCACCAACGCAACCGCGATTGGACATGAAGGAACTTCACACCTCAAGCTGGCAGCCTTCGCTCGAAGTAGTTGTTCCATCACGACCGGACCGCCGTTTCGCAACACGGCATGGGTCCACCCAAACTTAGCAAGCAATGACCGAACATCAACGACCGCATGGAAATCACTCGGGTCGAAAAACTGCTTACAAAAACCAGCAGCTCCAAGATCCTTGAAAATATTCATCTTGATCTTGAATCCCAGTTCAGCCAAATCCGTCGTGTCGGGCTCTCGTGACACCGCGAAAATCCCGTCGTCACCTTCGACTAGCCCTCGACACTCAATGCCTTGTCTATGGCAGATCCATTTCATGAGCACATAGTTCGTGAACCCATTTCCAAGCGAGGTGCACATGTCACCCGACATTCTCACACCATTGACGCTAAACTTAAAATCGTCGCCTGATCGGCAACGGTTTGTACCAGAAAGCGCCATTGATAAGAGCGACAACAACCGGTCACGGTTAGTAAGGTTCTTGGCCATATATGCATAGAGCTGGAACTCAATTGCATGCATAATAACTGGCCGGAACCAAGACTCGAAACTGGTGTAGTCGGTGGCAGCATAGAGCATGCCATCGTGGGCAACGTGTTCCCAAATGTACTTGGGACGTTCACGAACAGGCACGTACTTGACAAACATGGGTTTCTGAAACAATTGTTGTTCAATTGCATGGAAAAACCCTCCCGTCAGTATTTTGAATCTATCGTGCCTTGAATTTATCAAGCGCGGGAACTTGTACTCCTCATAGGTCTCGGTTTTAATGAATGTTTTGCATCGAATGTGCCTTACTCGAATATGCACCTGTTCACGCAACACTCTCCGAAGCTCCTCGCGCCTCCACTCGGGATAACGACTGATATCGTTAATCCAGGTTTCCTCACTAGCCACGTCTCCGCTAGCCAAGGGCTTCAAACCCATTTTGGCTATAAGCGCCCGAGTGAAATCTCTAACTTCGTGCGCTAGTGAAACAACGTTTATGCCACTTCCCGGCGGTCTGCAACCTACTCTCTTTATCACCGCCGCTAGTTTATTAGGACCATAGTACGCATCTGGCATAGGCAATGCGCACCCTTCAACATGACACCCCAAGCTCCGTTGCATGTACTGTCTCGTTTTGGCTACCGCGGGTTTGACTAACAAGGCCCGCAAATCCTCCTTAACGGCCGGTACACTTGGCAGAGGCACTTCACCAACCCTGTACCCGTAACACACTTCAACTGGGTAGGATCGGGTGCAACTTAAGCTGTCATATTGGGAAAAAGTGGCTCAACATTCGCCTTGTGCCAGGCGCGGAAGTAAGCCACCGTCGCATAGGCCACCGACGACTGATCGCACATATCCGAACGGGATTGAGCAAGGATTGCTCGATCGGAACGTGCGTCAAGGGTGATGTCCTTCAGGTCGATGCCCAGCCGCATGCTACGTTGGAGCGCGCTGGACACATCGACCGCTCCTGCAGTTCGCGACAACCGCTGCAGGTCAGCAAATAGCGTGGCAGAAACAACATTCTTACGCTCGTATTGCTGAAGGTCGTCCCAATTGGTGCATACTGGTACGACGCACCACTTCGGGGTAGGGAAAACGACAACGTAGTTGTGCGCATTGGGCCGTAAAGACGGTGTCCCCAAATCATCAACCGTGCGGGTATCGCCCAAGTGATCCAACTCATGGGCGTGGCGCACCACATGGGGCACGCCGAAACCAATCGCACAGCAGAAGATGCGCTCCAACCACTCCCGGAGCCGCTGACCGCAGCCAATGGGATTGTCGATGATCGGCAATCCCAACCCGGGGATGTCCGTGGGATCCGCCTGGCCGACGCTCTCAATCAGCGCTTTCGCAACCTGAACGTCGTGCTTGGCAGTGTCCTTTGGGGCAACGTCACGCGCAGCCAAATCAAGAACGTCCACATGGACCGCGGCAACCGCTCGCACGGCTGGGTCACACATCACCTCACGTGGAGGAGATGGTAAAAGCAGTCGACGATTACGTTGTGCCATACGGTCCGCTGCATCCATGGCATCCCTATACTTGGCCATAGCAACACGACACTGATGCCTCAACCCATAAGGGGGAAGCGGTGGTGGTGGTGCTGCTGGCAGCCTAGGTAGCGGCAGATGGAGACTGGACGGTGGTGGTGGTGGCGGTGACAGAGGGGGAAGTGCAGGCAAGGGTGCCCACACGCGCGGAGCAAAGTGCGCATCCATGCGCCCCAAGTGCTCCTCGTGTTCATCGGCAATCGCTTGTGCGATGGCCTGATCTCGGTGCGCCTGGCGGCCCCCTCCTTTGGCCCGCCAGTGCGGCTGGTTGCGGTGGTTCTTGTCAACAAACCCACCACGACCACGCCCACGGCCCCGACCACGACCAGCACCAGGCCCAGGATTGGGCTCAACTCCTTCACGGAGCAGGCTGGTTTGGTCATGCATGAGGCGTTGACATGCCTCACACACATCGCCAAGTTGGCGAAGAGGTGGGTGGCCATGTTGCTCGAACCTGTGGCATACGAGACATGGCCAACCATGTGGACGAAGAAGCATCTCCTCCGGCGGGCGCGGCTCATCGGCGTGGGAGGCTAAATAAGCCATCACCAAGTCGATGTCATGCATGCACTCAACACACAAGGGCGCTGAGCACGGGAAGGCCCCGCAACGCATGCACGTGCGCAACGACCACTCCTGGTCATCGTCGGAATCGGAGACGTACTCCTCACGCTCCTCCTCCTCCTCACTGGTGCCAGCACCGATGTGCTCTGGCCCAGGATTCAATTCAACGCCGATCATTAGCCAATAGCAAAAACGTCTGTATTCGTATGTTGTGGCCATGTCGCTTGCGCTAGGGGGGGGGCCGGGCCTTTGGCCCGCGTCGCCCTTATCGCCGGGTTAGCGTGTGGGTTTTACAGCCCACAACTGTCAAAAATCTGCGGCACCACTCCTGACCACCCAGTGTGGTTGAGCGAACCTCGTTACTCCCGTCAATTCATCCGTAGATGTGGCGTTTTCGCGTCAGTTCCTCAACTCAGCTGGAGCCGGTATGTGCCCGCCCACCCTCTCATGCGAATTCGGGTAATTGCGCGCATGACCCCATAGAAGCCATTCCCTGGAAGCGTCACAACGCTCAGGTACCTCGCGTGCTACCATCCAACATATTGCATGAACTAGTGGTTAGTGCAATTGCACCACAGAAGAGACCGCCCACACAAGCGCGGGTGAGCTTTGTGCGGCCCCG